CGGCGCGATCGGAGCGACGAGCCCGGCGAAGCACGGGCGAGGAGGGTTCTCTCAGGCATCCCGCGGAGCGAGCCCGAAGGAGCGAGCGAAGCAGACAGGTTGGGAGGGCCCGGCCGCGACCTACATTGTCGCACACATCGACTGCGATCGACGGGGAGGTCGATCGCGGCGGTGTAGCTCTCGACATGGCTCAGCCCCACGAGACGACATCGGCAGTACAAATCACCGCGGTCCGGACGTCGCCCGCCGGAGATCGCAGAAAACATGCAACGCACAAGGCGTCCAAACGCCGTAGAAGCGTCCCGGAATACGCGAAGCTACTCGCCCTCGTACCGGACGACGAAAGCCGTTCTCTGGCGCTCGGACGTTTCAAAGACAGCGGTGGGAATCGCGATCGGTGGGCGGGTCCCGACTGGCTTGCCATGGCCAGCGCCCTGACGAGGGTCGAGGACCTCTGGGAGATGAAGTACCCTCGGCGCGACCGACTGCCTCTGCGAGAGGCCCGGCGGGCGCTCGAGGACGCAACCGACAATGTAGGTCCGAGCTAAACCGCCACCAATCCACGCATCGCGTCATACTTGCAGGAACCTATGCGGGACCGTTCCGGTCGGGTGGGTGTTCCGGGCAAGCGAGATCGCCTGGTCGACATGCTTCGCCACTGACCTCGTCTGTCCTCGAGTTCCGGCTGACCGCCGGTGTATCTCCCTGCGTGCCCCTTCCCGCCGTCGACTCCGATCTCGAGTGGCTCCTGACCGTCGCCCCCAGCCTGATGGGCCTCCGCTCGACCCACGGGGGCATCGTCGCCGCTCTCGAGGGCGGTGGCAGCGGGGCCTTCGACAGCTCTGCGGCTGAGGCCCAGGTCGAACGAGCAATCCCCCACGTGGCCCGGGCCCGCCGACTCGGAGCCATCTGGGCGATACTCGACACCGCCACCCGAAAGCTGCTCGTCACCCACTACCAGTCGCGCTCGTCGTGGCCCCCGGGCGTCACCGCGATGCTCGGGGTGTTCGCCGGGGTCACGATGGCCATGACGACGGACAAGGCTCGGCTCGAGCTCGCCTGCTGCCACGGCACCCTGGCTGCCAACCAGACGATCATCCGACGGGAACGGGGCCGAGCAGAGCGGGCCGTCTCCCGAGCTCACCGGGCGTGGCGGGAGGCCAAGGATGCTTCGATGATCGCGTGGGTGCGGGCAGAGTGATTCATTTTGAGGCGTTGCCCAAACCCGTCACTTTCCACGCCAAGTCATCGAGAGCATTGAGTTTGGGGTGTTCACCAGTGACGAAGTCAAAGTGGGTGACGGTAGCCGTCGCCGCGTCGATGATGGGCATCGGCAAGCGCGGGGCCCTGAAGCGACTGAAGAAGCTCGACGCCGACCTCGATGGGCGCTTGCTGAAGGCGATCGGCACCCAGGCGAAGCCCACCGGGGGCTCGCAGGCGACGAAGTACCTGGTCTGTCTGCCCGTGCTCCGGGAAGCCATGGATCCCGCGACAGAGGACCATTCCCGCGAACTCGCTGAACTCCGGGCTGAGTTGAGTGTAGTGAGCCGAAAACTCGAGGCATTGCGCAAGGCTGTCCGCCCGCTGCTCTCGAAACGTTGACGGCGATCGTGTAGCGAGCCGCGAACACCCGCGAACGAAACTTCACTTCACCTTTAGGTGGTCAACGTCACGCTGAAGGGCCTCGACGAGATGCAGAGGCAACTCGAGACCGTCGCCAAGCGGAGCGTCCCCTTCGCCGCCCGGGAGGTGGTGAACACGCTGGCGTTCAAGGGGCGCGAGATCTGGCAGGCCGAGATGGCCTCGTCGTTGACCCTCCGGAACAAGTTCACGCAGCGGCGAGCCCTGGTCGAGAAGGCGCGTACCCTCCGGGTCGACAGCATGCAGGCCGTGCTGGGTCACACCGAGCCGTACATGTTCAATCTCGAGCACGGCAAATCGGAGCGAGCCGCGAAGCGCTGGCGACCAGTTCCCACTGAGGCCGCCGCGGGACAAGCGAGGGGCTCACTCGAGGCCGGGCGTAGGAAGGTCGTTCGCCCGCAGAACATCATCACGAGGCTCGGCAATCTCAAGGCGAAGGGCTTCGCCGGGCGGCCTCGGAAAGCCCGTAACGCTCGAGCGATTCGACAGGCGATCAAGACTGGCAAGCGTTTGGCCCTGCTCGACTTCGGGCGCCGCAAAGGCGTGTACAAGATCACGGGCGGCAAGCGGCCGAAGGTCACCAAACTATACGACCTCTCGAGGCGCACGACCCCCGTACCCAAGACCCCAACCCTACAACTCACGCTGAAGAAGACCCTAGCCCTGGCCCCTAGGGTGGCCCACGACGCGCTATCAAAACAGCTGAAGCGCGCGGGAGTAGCGGGCTACTGATGCTCACGTCAGAGTCGAGCAGCCAAGACTCTCTATGCGGTGGCCTGGTGCAGCGCTTCTCTGCAGCGGCTGGGGGAGCTGGGCCACCGCACCTATGTCCGTATCGAGCAGCAGAGGCATGCAGCACGAGGGCTCAGGGTCGACGACCATCACGAGGGCCCTCGAGCGCGTGTGGGACAACCACGCTTTTCAGCGACCCGGATGGGCCATGGCACCACTTGCCCACATGTTGCCTACATGTATGCAGATGTCGCGGGTCCTGTGCCAATACCCCACCCAGCCGGTGGGTTCACCATCGCCACCCCGGCGCGCTCGCAAATAGTCGGTTTTTCGAACTTCATTAAGTCTGCGTAGTCCTTGCCGAAATTGAACGGTTCCCAGCGGCCCCGTAGGGCCCACATCATCACCAAGGCCGAGATGGCCAGACGCCTCGGGGTCACGCCCTCGGCGGTCACCCAGGCGACCAAGTCCGGCGGCATGCTCGCCCCCGCTCTCGTCGGCAAGGGCATCAACGTGCTGCACGAGGCAGCCCAGGCATGGCTCGCTCGCAAGGCTGCCGAGACGACGATCACCGCGCCGATCGACGTGGTCGCCACCGAGGCCGACGATGACCCGACGAACTCTGCAAGCCCCCCTTCGGCGACCGAAGCTGAAGCCGCGCTCGGACCCTGGCGAGCACAGGTTGATCTCGCGAGCCTGGTCGAGCCGCTCTCGACGCTGACCGAGCGTTATTCAGATGCCAAGGAATTTGCAGCCTGGATCAAGTGCCGCAAGGCGCTCGAGGAAGCCCTCAAGGCCCAGATGCTCCGTGAACGTGTCGCGGGGAGGCTCATCGCGCGAACCACCGTGCAACGGATGATCGAGAAGATCGACGACGCCTTCCGCTTGATGCTGACCAACGCACCGCGGACCATCGCGACGCAGATCGCCCCGAACGATATGGCGCGCTGCACCCAGGTCGTTCGCGACGCGCTCGAGCAGATCCTCTCCAAGGGCCAGGAGCAGATGCTCATGTCCCTCAGAGCGGACGACCCCGAAGCTGATCTGGTGGAGGCCGCAGAGTGACGGCGCTGGCAGAGACCGACTGGCTCTGCCGACAGATCGCGAAGCTGACAACACACCTCGACCTTCCGTCGCCCTCACAGTGGGCGGAGCGAAAGCGTTACCTTCCGGCGTCGACGAGCACGATCACCGGCTATTACCGGTTCTCGAACGCGCCTTACATGCGCGAGATCGCCGACTGTATGGATCCGGAGTCGCCGGTCCGGCACGTGTCGATCATGAAGGGCGCCCAGGTGGGTGCCACCACGCTGCTGGAGAACACGATCGGCTACCTGATCGAGTGCGTGAAGGCAGCACCCTGCATGCTCGTCACGGCTGACGCTGAACTCGCGAAGCTTCGGATCGATTCCTACATCATCCCGATGCTGCAGCACTCGCAGCTGGATCACCTGATTCAAAGCCACGACGAGGGAAACAACAGGAAGACGGGGCGCACCGCGAAGCAGCTCGAATGGGTCGGCGGTGGGTTCCTCATCCCGCTGGGCGCCGTCAACGCGAACAAGCTGCGCAGCGTCGGCGTCCAATGGCTCCTCAGGGACGAACTCGACGCATGGCCCGACAGCAACGACGGCGACCCCGTCAAGCTCTCCATGGATCGGACCGCGGCCTTCGAGGTTTCGCGTAAGATCTTCGACTGCTCGACGCCCCTCATCAAGGGTTCGAGCAAGATCGAACGCCTCTTCGAAGCCGGCGACCAACGATACTACAAGGTTCGCTGCCTCTCGTGCGGCCACCCGCAAGCTCTCCGCTGGCGACGCACCGACGACGAGAAGGTCACCGGGATCGTCTGGGAGACCGAAGGCGGGCGACTCAAGCCCGACTCGGTGCGCTACCTCTGCGAGCAGTGCGGGCACGCCCATAGGAACGAAGACAAGCCCCGCCTCTTCGCCAAGGAGAACGCCGAGTGGGTCCCGACGGCGGTGCCACAGACGCCGCATCACCGGTCATACGCGCTCCCCGCCCTCTACAGCCCTCAAGGGATGCAGTCGTGGACGGCCCTCGTCCAAAGCTGGCTCGACGCATGGGATGAAGAGCACAGCCGCCCGCGCGACATGGGAAAACTCCAGGTCTTCTACAACAACGTCCTGGGCGTCCCCTTCGAGCAACACGGGGAGAAGATCCGGTTCGAAGTCGTCTCGTCGCTGCGTCGTCATGAGTACCAGCTCGGACAGCTACCGAACACATGGGCCACCGAGGTCTGTGGCTCACCCATTCTCTTCACGACGTGTGCCGCCGACGTGCACGACAGAAACCTTGCCGTCGCCGTGTTCGGCTGGACTCGAGGAAGACGCGCCTTCCTGCTCGATTACTGGCGACTCGTCGGCAACGCCAAGGATCCGCTCGACGCTGCGACATGGGGACGCCTGGCAGAGATCATCGATACCGTCAAGTACGCGGGTGACGACGGGCGACGTTACCGCGTCAACATCACCGTGGTCGACGCATCCTATGAAACGCCCATCGTCCACGACTTCTGCGACCAGTGGAAGGCGGGCGTCTACCCCATTCGGGGCCGCGACAGCTCGCAGAACCCCTCAGCGAAGGAATTCTGGCCGACGGCCGTGCTGCCATCGGGACTGCCCACGTGGCGTTGCGACGCCTCGATGTACAAGGAGCGGATTAGTGCGGCGCTCCGTCGGTTGTGGGACGGGGTGAGTCGCCAGCCCGAGCATCACATCAACTTTCCGATCGACCTTCCGGATGCTGCCATCCGGGAACTCACCGCCGAGTACAAGCGGGAGAAGCTCGAAAAGGCTACCGGCAAGTCGCTCGGGTTCGAGTGGTTTCGCAAGAACCACGCTGCAAACGAGCTGTTCGACCTCTCCGTCTATTGCTCTGCAGCGCTCGACATTGCCGCCTACAGCTATTGCGCTCACAAGCTGGGTTGCGATCTCGACTGGGATCTCTTCTGGGGGTCGCTATCGTGATGCACGATCGCGAGTGGCTCATGGATCGGATCGCGGCGACGAAGGCACTCATCATCAAGTACGAAGAAGCGATCGACGCGATCTCGACCGGTGCTCAGAGCTACTCGCTCGACACCGGGCAAACGCGCCAGGTCGTAACGAAGGCCCAGCTTCCCAACCTGCAGCTCACGCTGCAGCGACTCGAAGTGCGGCTCGATACCCTTCAGCAACGCCTCTGCGGCACCCCAACCATCATGAGGCCCAACTGGTAAGGCATCCCTGGCTCAATCGCCTCGTAGCGAGGCTCTACCCAGGCCCAGCACTACCAGACACGATCGAACCGAGCGCGCTGCCGGTCATCAACGTGAACGCGATGAGCGGCGCATTCCCGGCTCCCGCTCGCTATGCCTGGCATGACGGCGAGAAGTATCCGGGAGGCTTCGGCCCCACGGACATTCTCCAGTGGGATTACTGGACGCTGAGGCAGCGTTCCGTCCAGCTGTACCACACGAACATTTACGCGCGCGGGATCGTGCGCAGGCTCGTCACGAACATCATCTCGACGGGACTCGAGCTGGAAGCTCAACCCGACGAAAGGCTTCTCGGCGTCGAGCCGGGCTCGCTGCTCGAGTGGTCCGAAGACGTCGAAGCGCGGTTCGCGCTGTGGGCGTATTCGCCCGCCCTCTGCGACTACAAAGGGCTCCAGAGCTTCGGATCGCTTCAGGCAGCGGCGAAGATGGCCGCTCTCGTCTCGGGCGACGTCTTGGTCGTGCTGCAGCAGGACTCGGTCACCGGCCTGCCCCAGGTGCGCCTCGTCGACGGCGCGCGCGTCCAGTCACCGTTCGGCGTCGGTCAGAACGAGCCGAACATTCCCAAGGGTCACATCGTTCGCCACGGCGTCGAGCTGGACGCTCAGGGGCGTCACGTTGCCTACTGGATCGTCACACCCGAAGAGGGGTCGATCGAGCGTCGCGTTCAGCGGCTTCCCGCCGTCGGCCCCACCGGACGGCGCATGGCATTCCTGGTGTACGGCACCGACAAGCTGCTCGACGCCGTCCGAGGGGAACCGATCCTCTCCATAATCCTGCAGTCGCTGAAGGAGATCGACCGGTACAGGGATGCTGCGCAGCGGAAAGCAGCCCTCGGCGCGACGTTGGCGGTGTTCCTCAAGAGGGAGAAGGAAGTCATGGCCTCCCGCCAGTTCACCGGCGTCGGTGGCGGCGCGGAGCGGCGTAACCCGGTCGCCGTCGGTGAGCAGCCGACGGAAGCCACGCGCACCTTCGACATCGTCAACGCGCTGCCGGGAACGGTCATGCAGGGCCTGGCCCCGGGCGAAGAACCTCATACCTTCCAGACGGCGACGGATCAGCACTTCCCCGAGTTCGAGCGCTGCCTGATCAGCGCAATCGCCTGGTCCTTAGAGATCCCACCAGAGATCCTCCAGCTGTCGTTCTCGTCGAACTACAGCGCGTCGCAGGCGGCGATCCAAGAGCTGCGTCTCACGCTGCAACCGTGGCGGCAGTCGTGGGCGGAGATGATGTGCGCCCCGGTCTACGTCGACTGGCTGCTGTCCGAAGTGCTCGGGGGTCGCATCAAAGCAGACGGCTTGCTCGAATCGTGGCGGGACCCGACGCAGTTCACGACCTTTAACGCTTGGATCGGGAGCGACTTCGTCGGTGCAACGAAGCCGCACATCGACATGAACAAGACGGCTGCCGGCTACACGCAGATCATCGAGCAGGGACTCATCACTCGCGACCGCGCGGCTCGTGAGCTTACAGGCATGAAGTACTCGAAGGTCGTCGCGCGCCTGAAGGTCGAGAACGAAATGCTCGCCGAAGCCAACAAGGCGCTCCGGGAAGCTGAGCAGGCAGCGGCTCCCAAGGCCCCGAACCTCCGCGTCGTCGAAGACCCCAACAAGGAAGACAACGACGAGGAAGACGAGAAAGAGGCAGGATGAGCTACTGGTTACTCGAGCCTTCCACCTTCCAGCAGCTCGCAGCGGCCCGACGTGACGCCGCTGCGCTCTCCTCCCGGGCGGAGGAGTACATCGCCCGGGTCGAGCCCCGTGAGGGTCAAGCCCCGAGAAACCTCACGATCGCGGGGAGCACGGCAGAGATCCGAGTCTCCGGCGTGCTCACCAAGAGACCTGATTTCTTCGCCGAGTTGTTCGGTGGCGGGAACACGACGTACGGCGACATTCGAGCGTCGCTCGCCATGGCGGAGACGAACCCGGCGATCAAGGACGTCGTCCTGCACATCGACAGCCCTGGGGGCTCCGTCGACGGCTTCTTCGACACGCTCGACCAGATCGCCAACTTCCGGGCGAGCGGCGGCAAGAAGCTCCGGGTCCGGGCGGAGAACGCCCAGAGTGCGGCCTACGGAATCGCAGCTGTGGCCGGCAACGTCGAAGCCGTAGGAAGAGGCTCGACCTTCGGCTCGATCGGCACGGCCGTGAGCTACTGGGTCACCGACTCGATCGTCGAACTCACCAACAGCGATAGCCCCGATAAGCGCCCCAACCTCCGGACGGACGAGGGCAAGGCGGTCGTCGTCAAGTACCTCGACCAGCTATCCGAAGAGTTCATGCGGAGCATCGCGCAAGGGCGTGGGGTCGACCTCGAGACCGTCCGCAACGACTTCGGGCGAGGCGCCTCCATGACTGCCGTGCACGCGAAGCGTCTCGGCTTGATCGACAAGATTCTGACCACGGCGCCGCGTGCGGTCGCCAGCAAACAAGGGAAAGCCATGAGTGACGACAGAGAAGACCGCGCTGCGGACCGTCGTGAGATCGACGCGGCCGTCCAGCGCGGCATCGACCAAGAGAGGGACCGCGTGATCGGCCACCTCACCATGGGCGAGGCGTGTGGAGATCTATCGATCGCCCTCGAGGCCATTCGCTCGGGCAAAGGCATGACGACCGAGCTGCAGGCTCGTTACATGAGCGCCGGCATGAATCGCTCGGATCGACAGCGCCGTCAGGCCGAGTCGAACGCAGCGGAAGCCGCCCTCTCGGGAGTCGAGCAGTCGACTCCGGGCGCTCCCGATCTCGCTGACCAGGTCGTAGCGCACCTCAACCTCTCCGGGGGCAAGAGCCTCGTCGTCCACAAGGCGACGAAGAAGGGAGCGGCGTAATGGCGAACATCACAATCACGAACGTCGACACAGGGTCGGTCGTTCTCGACCTCTGGGGCGTTCTCGACGGAAAGGTCCTCCGCAACGCCGCCGGCACCGAAGAGACCTTCGCGGCCGGCACCTTGCTAGCTCTTCACGCGACGGACGGGAAGCTCTACCCCTACGACCCGGCGGAGACCTCCGAGGACCTCGAAATCCCGAAATACGTCCTCACGTATGCGGTGACGCTCGCAGCCACCACCGAGACGCCCGTGCAGGTCCTGAGCGCGGGCAAGGTCAACAAGAACCGTCTCGTCATTCACGACGGCACGGCCATCACCGCGGCGCACCTGGATGCGCTGCTCAACCGCCCCATCATCCCCGTCGACGTCGGGCAACTGGCGTTGATCGACAACCCCCAGAGCTGAGCTGAGCCATGAGTGATCGATCCACAGTTCATTTGCTCGACGCCTACTTCGAAGAATCCGAGGCGCCGCTGTTCCTCACTGGTTTCAGCGCGTCTCCGCCGGGCAACTTCCATACGACCGAAGAGGTCGAATACGACGTCCAGCGGTCGCGCGAAGACGTGGCCGTACCCATCCCCGACCTGAGCCTGCCGGCACGGGAGAACGAGGCAAACGTCTACACGAATAAGCGGATCAAACCGCCCATCTACGACGAGTCGTTCACGCTCAATGCGTTCAACATGATCGCCCGGGCCGCGGGGCAGAACCCATTCCAGGACCCGAACTACCTGGCAAATGCGACGCGGGAGACGTTCACGGGCATGCGCAAGCTCGAGAACAAGATCCGCCGCGGCATCGAGCAGCAATGGTCGCAGGTGCTCTCGACAGGTGAGATCAGTCTCGTAGACAAGACCGGCGCGACCATCTTCGCGCTCGATTACGAGCCGAAGGCCACGCACTTCGTCGGGGCCTCCGCTGTCTGGGCTCTCAATGGCAGCACGGGCGATCCACTGGCGGACATCGCGAGCCTCGCATCGGTCCTTCGACGAGACGGGAAGCGGCAGCCGCGCCGGTGTGTCTTCGGCGACAGCGCGTGGCAGAGGTTCATCGCGAACGCCAAAGTCCAGACGGCACTCGATTCCCGTCGAGGCGTTCTCGGTGCATTGGCACCGGAGACGCGGGGGCAAGGCGCGACCTTCCAGGGCATGGCCTGGGTCGGCGGCCATTACTCGATGGAGCTTTGGACCTACGATGCGGGCTTCGACCACCCGCAGACGGGCGCGTTCACTCCCTACGTTGCCAGCAATCATATGCTGCTCATGAGCGAGGGCGCTCGGCTGGACACCACGTTTGGGGCCATTCCTACAATCGTCCCGCCGGATCAAAGGGTCATGTCGTTCCTTCCGTCGCGCTTTGCGTCGGA